TATTGAAGAGTGGAGAGAGTACTATTTTAAAAATGTAAAATCAAAAGAACATATTATTGAACTTGGGAAGAAACTTTATATTAAAATAACAGAAGTAATTCAAGCTGAAGTATCAGAAATAACAGAAATAGTTGATGACGGTGTAATTCATAACGAGTATGATATTTTAACAAAATCAGGAAAATACATAGAAGTTAAAACCGCAAGGAAAGGAAGAACTAATAATACATTTCAATTTAATCACAAATAATTTTCACCGCAGTAATAACTTATTCATAACTATTGGGTTTGTCAGTAATTGTATTACGGTAATACGATTAATTTTACTCTCATAATTCTGATTTAACCTAAAAACTGAACACGATGAAGGAAAAAATTCTCGCACTACTGACCGCAAAGTTCGCAGGCGTGCGAAAAGACGGGCTGGCGCAACTGGCACTCGTGCTATCGCTACAGGCCGAAAATGAAGAGGAAGCTACAACCCTAGTTGAAAAGTTGACCGATGACAAGGTTAACAACTTCATCAAGGATTGGCGCCGAGACGTGGACAAAGAGGTGTCCGACGCGAATAGAACCTACGAGGCTAACTTGAAGAAGAAGTACGACCTGGTTGAGAGGAAGGATCCCGAGCCCGGCAAACCGAAGGACCCCAACCCATCCAACCCGAACGACATTGCTACCATAGTGGCCAACGCCATCAAGGCAGCTGTTGAACCTCTTCAAAAGGAATTAAGCTCGTTCAAGGGTGAGAAGGTGACCGAGACAAGGCTTCAGCAGCTGCAAGGCAAGCTGACCAACGTTCCAGAAGCATTCAAATCGCAGAAGTTGAAGGACTTCAAGCGTATGAACTTCGACACGGAGGAGGCTTTTGCTGAGTACTTGGGCGAGGTGGAAACGGACATCACCGCGCTAAATCAGGAGCTGGCCGACAAGGGGCTTGCAGGGCAAACCAAACCGATTATGGGTTCACCCAACAAGGATGGCGTTTCGAGCGCCGTGAGCTCGTACATCGAGAGTAAGACCAAGCCCGAGAATACCCTCACAGGCAAGGAAGTGTAATCTGATGTTAAACCAACAAAATTAAAGCAACCATGCTTAAGATCGAACGCAAAAGCGATAGCCGGGTGAATAAGGCTATCCTACATCGGCTGGCGGACATCCCCGGCGGTGTAACAGTATCCGTGGCGACCTTAGGCGGTGCTGCTCTCCAGGAGGGAACCCCCCTGTGCATTGGCTCCAACGGCCTGTACAACGTGGTGAAGACCGGGAAGGTGGTAACCGCTTACAGCTCCGGCACCTCGCTGGAGATCGCCAAGGGCCACCACTTCAAGGTGGGCGACAAGATCGCCGATGAGGGGGCTACCATGCACGCCACCATCACCGCCATTGACAAGACCACCAACGCCGACAAGGATGTGGTAACCCTTGCCGGGGCATTCTCTGGCACCCTCGCTAAGGACGCTAAGCTCATTCTGGTTACCGTTACCGAGAATGACAATGTACAGCACGGAGCAGTAGTGCAGGGCGCAGTGAGCGCCATCGACGCCACATCATTCAAGGTGGATAAGGGGCATACCCTTGCCGTGGGTGACTACGTGGCTGGCACCGGGGCTGACCCGATGACTGGCAAGCTAATCACCAACATCGACAGGGGCAACGACGGCTACGACACCATCACCATTGGTTCTGCTAACGCCAAGGCGTTGGCTGACGACGAGGTGCTGGTGGTGGTAACTGCCCTGAACGGTAAAACCGTGAAGGATTTCGCAGTTGCTGATACCATCACCAAGCAGGCCGACGCCATTGCCATTGCTGGTAGTAACTACGACGTGGTGGCCAACGATAACCTGTTTGTGGACGCTTGGCTAATCGCAGTGGTGAAAGAGGCTAACGGTCCAGTGATCACCAGTGCGATCAAGTCGCAGCTCTCTGGAATCAAGTATGTTTAACCCTTAACCAATAGAAAGGAAAATAAGCTATGCAAAAGACGTTAATGCATGGGTTGAACGAGAAGGATATGCAGGCCGTGATCAACACCTACGACCTTAAGCCCTACTACTACCCAACGCTATTCCCGTTGACCGAAACCCCTTTCCTTACCTGGAAGATGCTTGAGGGTCAGGCGGGACTGAAGATCGCCGCTGACCTCGTGTCGAGGGGATCAACCATCCCACGGAAGACCCGTGAGGCCATCAACCGTATTCAGGGTGATATTCCTAAGATAGCCATCTCGCGTGAGAAGCTGGAGGATGAGCTCACTGAGTACGATATTATGCTAGCCATGGCGAGCCAAAACCCCGACCTGCGAGCCATCGTGGAGTTCTGGGCAGAGGATACCAAGTACTGCTGGGACGGCGTGGCCGCCCGTGCGGAGTGGATCGCCCTGAGGCAGATCTCGCTTGGTAAGGTGGCATTCACCAACGCCAACAACCACGGGGTGGTAACCGAGTACAACGTGGACTACCAGATGCCATCGACCCATAAGGTTGGTGTGAACACCGCGTGGGCTACCACCGCCTCGGCTAAACCCATCACCAAGGACTTTCCCGAGGCCATTAGGATTGGTAAGGCCATTGGTGCCAGCTACAAGTTCGCGTTCATGAACCCGAACACGCTGGAGAAGCTGGTAGCCACCGAAGAGGTGATTAAGATGTGTGCCTCGTTAGTGAGCAACGCGCTTAACATCCCATCATTGCCCTCATTGGAGGATGTTAACTCCCTGTTAGCTCGCACTGTGAAGCTGAAAGGCTTACAGCTCGTGATCATCGATCAGGATATCACCATAGAGCTCCCCGACGGTAGCCGTACCACTGGCAATCCATTCGAGGACGACGTGGTGCTGTTCTCTGAGAGCAAGGTGCTGGGTAAAACCCACTGGAAGCGTCCTATCGACATGAATGTGAAGACGGAGGCGATTAAGGCTATGAACGGCCACACCATGGTGCAGAAGTACTCGCAGGCATCGCCCCTAAAGGAGGTGACTGAGGGTATTGCCAACCTGTTCCCCGCGTGGAACTTGGCTGGCCGCTCCGTGCTGATGCAAACCAGCGGCACTAGCTGGAATAAGTAAACTACCCAAGGGGCTATTCGCGTAGCCCCTTGCTAAACTTTAGTGAGATATGGCTATAGCAACCAACCGTGACTACCTGAGTAAAACCCTCGCCAAGTTCGGCCTAACGGACGACGACGTGGACATTATTGTGGCTGAGAATCCCGAGCTGAAGGGCTCGCTGGATATTAAGGCCTGCAAGGTGGCCATGCACAAGTCCTTTTCGGCAATTCTGCCGCTGGCCAACGTCTCGGAGGGCGGCTACTCGCAGTCGTGGAATATGGATGCTGTGAAGCTGTGGTACAAGTCACTGTGCATCGAGCTGGGCAAGCCCAACGCGCTGAAGCCTCAAATTCGTAACCGCTCAAACTACTGGTAGTATGGCCTTGAAGCAGTACCCCCACTTCCTCTTCGTTCACTTGGTGAGCGAGTCTGTGCAGGATGACGACGGCAACTGGAGCAATCCAGTTGACGAGTGGGTTTGTAGGGGTAATTGCCGAGAGGAGACCAACGGCGCGGGTAGGCAGATCAACGGGCCTGATGGGAAAGCCATCGTGTTCGCATCGACGGTGTACCTACCCAAGAGCGTTCAGGCTATTGGCCCAGCAACCGAGGTGAAGGTCTGCAACGATGAGATTGGCAACAGCCTAAGGGTGAAGGGGCAAGTGCTGAACTTCTCCCCAGGGCAAATGAACAGCAGGCTATGGCTATAAAACCAAACTTCACACAGGCCGACGTGCAGAAGCGTTTTGACAAGTTCCTTGAGGTGGTTGAGAGAAGGCAAATCGATAGGTTGAAGATGCTGGGCGAGATGTGCATAACCCGCGCGAGGGAAATTCCCGCCAGCATTGGGTTTACCGACCAGACGGGCAACCTACGCAGCTCCATTGGCTACACAATCTTTAACGACGGGGTGGCTATTCACGAGAGCTTTGAGCAGGTGAAGGAGGGTGCCGAGGGGGTTGCTACCGGGCGAATGATAGCCGAAAAGATTGGCGACAGGTATCAAGGCAAGGGCTTGGTGCTGGTGGTGGTGGCGGGTATGAACTACGCCATATACCTTGAGGCGAAGGGTCGCGACGTGTTGACCTCAGCTGAGCAGCTGGCACAGCAGGAACTACCCCGGATGCTATCCGAACTGGTAAGTAACATCAACAAAGCATTATGATGAAGCAGACCTACGACATAGAGGCCATTGCCTTTCAGGCGCTAAGGGCTAACCAAACCTTGGTGAGCGAGCTGAGCGGTGGGGTATACCTAGGCCAAAGGCCGCTGAACTCCGATAAGGAGGATGTGGTGATCAACACCATCGCCATGACGCAGGAGTTTAAGCCCCAGCTGGCTACCTCGAATATCAACATTCACGTGCCCGACCGCACGGTGACCATTGGCGGGGTGCAGCAGCAAGTGGAGGATAGGGCAAGGCTTAAGGCTATTGCTGCCATAGTGCTGAGTACCGTTAGAGGCGTTAAGCTACCAAGCATGAAGATGGTGGTGGAGAGCCAGAACACCCAAAGGGAGGCAGATATCTCACAGCATTTTGTGAACATAAGAATTAACTGGATTATTCACTGATTACTAATAACATAAAGAAATGGGATCATTGATAACTTTAGGCTTGGCCGAGATACAGGTTGGCGCCGCTGGTGCTAACGGGGTAATGCCCGGATCGATGGCTAAGATCGGTGCTGCCTACAAGGACACCTGCAAGCTGGCGCAAGCCGCCTCGGAAATTACCGAGCATTTTGAGGAGGGGAAGGCCGCCCCAAAGGTGAGGAAAAAGGCCAAAAACATGCCCGTGCTGACGTTCTCAATAATGGATCCTGACGTGCAGATGCTCATCAGCTACATTGGGGGAACCAACGTGGGTACTGAGGGAGCCCCCAAGTGGGGATTCGACGGCAGCGAGGCTGTGGCCAACAAGGCTATACGCGTGATGTCGGAGCAGGGATTGTGGGTAGATATCCCCAATGGGGACATCGAGGCCGTGATCAACGCCGATATGAGCGCCAAGGGCTTATTTATGGTGGACTTCACTGTTACCCCTATGGCGGTAACTGAGGGCAAACCAATTCAGGCATACGACGGAACATCGGGCTTAACCGTTGATCCAACGTCGTTGAGCTTCACCGCTGCGGCTGACACCACGGGCAAGACCATCACCGCCACATCGAGCGGCAACGTGACCTACGCCGCTGCCCCATCGAACGCGGAATGGCTAACCGTAACGCGCAACCTCAAGGTGGTTACCGTGAAGGTTTCGGCCAACACCAACTCGGAGAGCAGGAAGGCTATCGTTACCATTGTGGCCGACGGGCTGACCGCCTACGTGCCCGTAACGCAGGCAGGAGCATAACCCTAACCAACTATTTACCATCGCCGAAAGCCCCGGAAACAACACTTTCGGGGCTTTTTTAAAACCAAAAATACTATGACAGAAGATAGAAAAAGGCTAGACCAGGAGCGACAGGAGCTCAACCGGATGATAGGCCGGGGAATGGCCATTGAGGTGGATGTGCCCATACGGGTTAAGCCCAAGGGATTCCTTGGACTATTCAGGAAAGGCACTAAGAAGGTGGAGCGAATGCGATTTGTGGTGCACGAGCCCACCCTATCGACCCTCGACAGGCTATCGGCTGAGCAGATTGAGCTGCGCATTGACGAGCAACAGATGCGCACCGAGGAGGGCGTGAGTGAGGCGAAGCGTATGGCGAAGCAGCACAGCCGCCGTATGGCAAGGATTGTGGCCATTGCCGTGTTGGGGCAGGATTACGTAATAGCCGAGCAGCAGGGGGCAAGGGTGAAGTACACCTATGACGACAGGCGGCTCAACGAGCTAACCGACCTCTTCTTTCACAACGTGAGGCCCTCGGTGCTGTTCGACTACGTGATGCTCATCAGCACGATGAGCAATTTGGGGGATTTTACGAACTCTATCAGATTGATGTCAGCAGCCCGGACAACGATGCCGATTCTGGTAGAGGAAGGCAGAAAGGCCTAAAGAGTCCATACGGGCGCAGGGGGGCCATTTGTGCCCAGCTGGGGTGGACGTGGGATTACCTACACAATGGCATCGCGTGGTCAGTGGTTCAGCGTATGATCTCTGACCTCCCATCCTACGACTACGAGGGCGATAGTAAAAATGCTGTGAAATTGAACAGGGAGAATGCCCAAAACATTATGAACCATATAAATACGATGATGTGATGAACACAGAGGATGGGGCACTACACTTTGAATCGAGCCTTGACAACGACAAGCTGAATAAGGCTATTGACGAGACCAAGCGACGAATACAGGGCTTTTCCGACGAAACGGTTAAGGGGGGGCAGAAGGTGGATGACACCTTTAGGATTACCGCCGAGAACATCAAGATACAGAAGGATGTGATCGCCAAGCTGGAGGGTGAGCTTAAGAAGCTGAATGCTGAAATTGACAAAATGGCTCCAGGTAAAGCGCAAGCTGAGCTGAAGAGCCAAGCCGCTGAGGTAGCCGCTGAGCTGGAGGCCGAACGCAAGGCGCTCACCATGCTGGAGGCCGAGGTAAAGAAAAATGAACAGGCTCAAATTTCTTTTCGCACCCAGCTACGCAATGCCCGTGAGGAGCTTATAAGAATGGAGCAGGCGGGGCTTCGCGGCTCGGAAGCCTACAGGGAACTACAGCAGGAGGTTGGAAGGTTGCAGGACGCCATGGACGACGCCACCCAACAGGCTAGAGTAATGGCAAACGATGAGAAGTTGTTTCAGGGCATCATCTCCACCGTATCGGGGATTGCTGGGGCTTTCTCCGCAGCCCAGGGGGCTATAGGGCTTTTTGCAGGCGAAAATGAGAACTTGCAGAAGATAATGCTCAAGGTGCAGTCGCTGATGGGTATAACCATTGGGTTGCAGCAGGTGGCCCAAACGCTGAACAAGGATAGCTACTTCTCCATAGTAATACTCACCAAGGTGAAGGAGATGCTCGCGGTGGCCGAGATGAAGGTAGCCGCCGCGATGGGCGTTTCCACGGTAGCCGCAAGGGCTTTAATGGCCACCCTTACGCTGGGGTTATCGGTAGCCATAACAGGGGCAATAATCCTGATTAACAAGCTGGTGAGCCGACAGGCCGAGGCGCGCAAGAAGCAGGAGGAGTTCAATAAGGCGGTGGTGGAGGCTGCATATAAGCCATTGGCGGCGGTTAAGTCGTTATCGGCGGAGTGGCAGGCGCTGGGAGATAGTATGGAGGCCAAGGAGCGGTTTATTCGCGACAACAAGAAGGTATTTGATGAGTTAGGGGTAGCGGTTAACGGGGTGGCAGATGCAGAAAAGTTACTGGTTGATGGTACGGGAGGCTTTGCTAGGGCGATGCTGGCAAGGGCGAAGGCCGTAGCGGCTAAGGAATCGTTTGAATTGAAGGCGAAGGAAATTGCCGAGATCGATTTGGCATTGGAAACAACTCCTGAAAAGATTAAAAAATCTGTACTTGTTATTGATACTTGGGAGTATGATGAGGTAGATAACAAAGAGTATGTAAGACTTAAAGAGAAGAAAAAGGAGATAGAGAAAGAGGCAGACGATGTTTTCAAGATGAGATTAAAGTTTCAGAAGGAGGAGGAGGAGCTTATTGCAAGTCTTGGATTATCAAACAACAACACCATAGAGGGCAGCATCAAGGCCGTTAGTGAGCTGCTTAACCAGCTAAATGAGAAGTACGAGGAGGCAGCTCCTGGAGAGATGAAGGATTCGTTACTTGCCCAGATCAAGGAGCAGGAAGCCCTGCTGGAGAAGCTGGACCAGAGGCGTGCCAAAAGCGTAAGCGGCGACGACCCTACCAAGAAGGCGATGCAGGAGTACGAGAAATCGCTCAAAAGACAATTAGACCTTGCCGAGGGGGTGCTAGATAAGTTCGCCCTGATTGAGGAGGAGAAGAAGAAGCTAGAAGGCGATAAAAGCGAGCTGGGCACGGCCAAAATGGGGCTACTCGATGAGTTGAACCAGAATACCGCCGACGAGGCCGAGAAGCAAACCCGGCAGCTGCTGTCCACCTACGCCACCTACCTATCGCGCAAGCTGAGGCTACAGGAGGAGTACACCAACGATATGACCCTGCTCAGGAAGAAGCTGGAGAAGGCCACCGACCCCGAGGAGCAGGCCGCCATACAGGGGGCTATGACCAACCGCACCACGAAGTTCAATCAGGATGTGGCCGCCGCGGGCGACACCGAGTATGAGCAGCTGCTGGCTCAGTACCGCAGCTACGAGCAGAAGAAGGATGCCATAATAGCCGAGTTTGACCAGAAGCGGCTCAAGGCCACCGAGAACAATAATGAGGAGCTGGTTCAACGGCTCAACGAGGCGCAGGCGCGAGCCCTGTCGTCGCTGGCCACCGAGAACCTGATGCAGTCGGCTGACTGGACGGCCTTATTCAGCGACCTCGACAAGGTGACCACCGCCGAGCTCATCAAGCTCAGGGATAGGGTTGAGGCGCAGTTTGCCACCCTCGACCTCGCCCCTGAGGATATGGACGTGCTTCGCAAGAAGATCAACGAGGTGACCGACCAGATACAGCGGCGCAACCCGTTCCTAGCCCTGATTGACGCTTTAAGGAAGTACAAGCAGGAGGAGTCGAGCGCCAACCTTAAGGACTTAGCCAAGAGCCTGTCGGCCTCCATCGATATGATTAAGGGCACGTTTGATCAGGTGGTGGGATCGCTGGACAAGCTGGGCATCAAGGCCGATGAGCAGACTAACGAAGTGCTTAACAGCGTCTCAGGAATGCTGGGCGGGGCTTCCAACCTCGCCATGGGCATAGCCACGGGCAACCCCTTGCAGATCATTCAGGGGTCAATCGATTTGATCATTAACGGCATAAACCTGATTGGCGGGGCGAAGGGAAGGCAGCTGGACCGAACGATAAAGGAGCACGAGGCCAACGTGCGCAGGCTGGAGAAGGCCTATCAGGACTTGGAGCGCGCCGTGGATAAGGCGCTGGGCAACGCCCGGTACGACTCGCAGAAGCAGCTTATTGATAACCTTAAAAAGCAGCGCGAGGAGTACGAGGCGATGATTCGAGCTGAGAGCGGTAAGAAGAAGGCCGACGAGGGCAAGCTGGACGAGTACCGCGACGCCCTTAAGGATAGCCAGCGGCAGATTGAGGACATCGTGAACGGGATTAGGGAGGAGATACTGGGGATGAGCACCGAATCGGCCGCCAACGAGCTGGGCAACGCCCTGATTGACGCCTTCGCCGCGGGCGAGAATGCCGCCGAGGCGTGGGGCAAGAAGGTGGACGACATTGTGGGTAACGTGATAAGGAAAATGCTTATACAGAAGCTGGTGGAGGAGCCCGTGGGCAACATCATCAACAAGTATATGGCCAAGTGGGTGGACAAGGATGGGAACTTCCTGGGCTTCGATGCGATTATGAACTCAGCAGCCGCCATGGGTAACGAGCTATCGGGGCTGGGTGCCGGGCTATCGGAAGCCCTGAACATGCTACCGGATGAGATCAAGAAGTACTTCACGGGGGGAGACGACCCCGCCTCTCCCCTCACGGGCGCGCTTAAAGGTATGAGTGAGGACACGGCCAGCATGATGAGCGGCTACATCAATGCGATTCGAGTAAACCAGATTGAGAGCATCAGCGTGATGCGAAGCCAACTGATGGCCCTACAGCAGATTTCGAGTAACACGTCGCACAACGTCAATCTACCTGAGATACTGAGCGTACTGAAAACCATTGCCAATGGCGACTCGCTTAGGTCGACAGGACTGTAATTAACTAAACATCAACCTATGACACGAATAGCTAAAGATATTGCCAAGCAGGCCAAGCAGAAGGGTATATGCCAAGACTGGTATAAGGAGCTCAGGACCCTTGAGACGGTGGAGCAGCTGGCCGATATGTATCTTAAAGGGATCGACTTCTGCCTTGCCAACGATTTCCCATCAAACGACTATTTGCGGGCGAAATTCAAGGGCAAGATGGAGGATTATGGAATACACCTAGATGAGGTATTTGGTTGCCTGAACGGGCGAAAAGTGGTGGCCTTGGGGTCGTGCCGGGCAGCCGTGGAGGTGGATGAACACCACGTGAGCGAGGTCTTTGTGAAGCACACCAGCTTGCTTAACCTAACGGCCAAGGATTGCGCCTTTGTGATGGTGGATGCCTTTGAGAATACAAGGGTGAAGATTAAGGCCTACGGCGAGGCGAGGGTGGTGGTGAACCGCTACGGCAATGCCGAGGTGTACATCATTGAGAAGGGCATGAATGCCATTGTGAAGATTGTGGATAAGAACAAAATAACCTACTAGCTATGAATATAGTGTATAAGCTCGACGGGGTGGATATAGCCACCTATGGAGTGCACATCTCGGCCTCGGATGGGTTACTGAGCAAGCCCAACTTTAAGAAGCCCACGGCGCACAGCTGGCCAGAGTACCACGGTGAGGTGGTGGATTTGGGCAAAAGGGTGTACGACCCTAGGGTGATCCAGCTGGACTGCTTCATACTGGCTGACAGTAAGGAGCTGTTCCTGACCAAGTGTAACACCTTTCTGTCGGTATTCGAGAAGAGCGGCACTTTGAGGCTATCG